TGGCTTTGCTCAGGCAAGCCCTAATATGCTTGCGCGTGAAGCTATGATGGACAAAGTTGAGCTAATGATTGGCTTGGGTGCTATGTTCATGCAGTCGGGCGGTGCGGCTAAAACTGCCACACAGATTGACGGTGAGCTAATGACGCAGCACTCAGTTCTTTCTTTAATCGCTAACAACGTGTCCGAAGCCTACTATGACGCGCTTAAAATGGCGGCACAGTTTATGGGTGTTCGTGATAATACCTACTGTAAATACGACATTAGCCAAGACTTCATTGACCCGAAAGCAGATGCGCAAATGCTTAACGCAGTCGTTGCTTCATTCTTGCAAGGTGTTCTGCCGATTAGTGACCTATTCGCTTGGCAGAAAAAGCACGGTCTAATCCATGCCGAAAAAGAGTTTGAAGATTACCAAGAAGAAATCGGTATCCAAGAAACCATGGTTGACCTAGAGGAAGACTAATGGCTACAGCACCAGAGGAGCTAATAAACATAGCGACTCGTCATCAAGTCTATCTCGAAAGGCTAAAGACAGGCGAAGCTAACAAGGTTGGAAGTTTTCTAAAGAAGATTGACCAATCTGTTAGCGCTCGTTTGGCTAATAAAAACCTAACCGAGTTTTCTAGAGACAGGCTTAGCCAGTTGCTGCTTTCTGTACGCTCAGACATGGATATATTAGCGCAAGAATTCTCTAAGACTGTAGCAAAGCAATCTCTAGAATTGGCTGACTACGAGGCAGGTTTTGAACTGCGCTCTTTAAAACAAGTATCTGCTGCTGAGTATGTAGTACCCGCAACGGCGGCTATTGCTGTGGCTGTTCTGAATAACCCATTAACCATGCTTGGGTTTGGAAATGGGCAGTTGCTAGAACCTTTTGTAAAAGATATGTCTAAAAAGACTTTAGACAAAGTAGCAGGGGCGATTATGTCAGGCTACTACGAAGGGCAAACAACTAATCAAATCTTGCAAACAATTCGAGGCACAAGAGCTAATAAGTTCAAAGACGGAATTATTGGCGAAGCAAACAAAACCGCAAAGATGATAACTAGAACTGCGTTACAACACGCCTCTTCTCAAGCTAGAGATGAAGTTTGGAAAAACAATGCAGACATAGTTAAAAAAGTCCAATGGGTAAGCACTTTGGATGGTCGGACAACTTCGCAGTGTCGTTCTTTAGATGGTCAGATTTTCCAAGAAAACCCAACAAGGAAGGGTCCAAGACCTCCGCTACACATAAATTGCAGAAGTACGGTTGTTGCAGTGCCAGATGCACGGTTTGCATTTTTAGAAGATAACGCTACTCGTTCGGCAAGAAAATACACTGCTAAGTCCGAGCCAAACTCTAAAGGAAAAGTTGTCTCAGTACCTGCTGACCAAACTTATTACTCATGGCTAAAAAGCCAACCTAAAAACTTTCAAGAGTCTGTTATTGGACCACAAAGAACGAAATTGCTAAACGATGGCGGTTTAACTGCTGAAAAGTTTGCCAAATTACAGCTAAACAATAATTTCAAACCAATAACTTTAGAAGAAATGCAAAAGCTAGAACCATTAGCATTTGAAAAAGCGGGATTGGGCTAGCATTGACATAAAAGTTTTGCAAGTTACAATGACGGAATCGTAAGCAGGGCTTACTTTAATCACAGGGTGATATAATGATTGAGTTTAAGTTAGATAGTTTAGAAAACATTGACGAATCCTTACAAGGACTTTATGAGCAAACAGATACTGGGTATCAGCTTAAAGTTACAGGCATTCCTGAGCCAGAGAAAGAAGATTTAAGTGGTCTCAAGAATAAAGTTGATGAATTGTTGCGAGAAAAGAAAGCAGCATCGCAGAAAGCGCGGGAAGCAGCGGAAGAAGCAGACGCAGCAAGACTTGAAGCAGCAAAGAAAGGCAATGATACAGAGGCTCTAGATAAATCTTGGCAAGAGAAGTTTAACGCTAGGGAAGTAGAGCTAAAGAAAGAGCTAGACGAATTGTCAGGAACGCTTGTCAAACTAACAAGTGGTCAAACGGCAACGAAGATAGCGGCAGAAATTGCAGTACAAGGTTCGGCAGATGTTTTATTGCCACACCTAGAAAGACGATTAAGAACAGAATTCAGAGACGGCAGTCCTGTTACTGTTGTTCTCGATAAAGATGGTAAGCCTTCAGCTATGTCAGTTGATGAGCTTAAAGCAGAATTCCAGAATAGCGCAGCTTTTGCTCCGTTAATTGTGGGAACAAAAGCCAACGGCGCAGGGCGTACAGGTGGCAATGAATCTAGCGGGGCTAGTGTCAATGAAGTGAGTCGGTCGGAGTTTGACCGAATGAACCAAGCGCAACGCGCAAACTTCGCCAAAAACGGCGGTAAACTTAAAGACGATTAAAGGTAATCTCTCATGGCTAATGTTCTAACTGACTTAGCGGCAGACATCTACAAGGCGGCAGACATTGTTGGCCGTGAGCTTGTTGGTGTTATCCCTTCAGCAACAATTAACTCAGACGCAACTGCTCGTGCAGCACAGGGCGATACTATCCGCTCATTCGCTACTCGCAACGCGACTGTTACAACCGTTTCACCTTCAATGACTATCCCTGAAGGTACAGACCAAACTGTAGACAATAAGACAATGGCTCTTAGCACTACAGCTTCTGTTCAGATTCCATGGACAGGCGAAGACATGAAGCACGTTAACAACGGCGCAGGCTTTGAAACTATCTACGGTGACCAGATTCAGCAAGCTATGCGCGCTATCTCTAACCAAATCGAAGCTGAAGTTGCTACTGATGTTGCCAATAACGCTTCACGCGCTTTCGGTACTGCGGGAACTACTCCTTTTGCTAGTAACTTTGCGGAAGTTGCTGAGATTCGCCAGATTCTCGTAGATAACGGTATGCCTTCAAATGACGGTATGGCTTCTATTGTAATGAACAGCGTTGCGGGTACTAACCTGCGTCAGCTCGCTTCACTACAGTCAGTCAATACTGCGGGTTCTAGCGACCTGCTCCGTCAAGGCACTTTGCTCGACCTCCAAGGTCTGATGATTAAAGAGTCTGCGGGTATTGCTACTAATACTGCGGGAACTGGTGCGAACTATCTAATCAACGGCACTCCTGCTGTTGGCGAGACTGTTATTCCAGTAGATACAGGCACAGGCACAATCCTAGCAGGTAACTTAATTGTTATTGCAGGTGATACTAATAAGTATCTCGTAACTGGCGCTCTCGCAGGTGGTAATGTAACTATCGCTGCTCCCGGTCTCAAGAAAGCACCTGCTAATAACGCAGCTGTTACTCTTGGTGGAACTCATACTGCTAACATCGCTTTCCATAAAGCGGCTGTTGAAATCGGTATGCGTCCAATGGCACAGCCTGCCGGCGGTGACGCTGCGGTTGACCGTCTGACAGTACAAGACCCAGTTAGCGGTCTGGTATTTGAAGTAGCTGCCTACAAAGGCTACAACAAGGCAATGTTTGATGTGTCTTGCTTGTACGGCTACAAAGTATGGAAGCCTGACTTCGCTGCTGTACTTCTCGGCTAAACGGAATGGGGTGGCTTCGGTCGCCCCTTTTCCCTTTCTGGGGTTATCATGGCAAAAGATTCAAGACTCACTCGTTTAGGTTTGGATAAGTACAACCAACCAAAGCGCACTCCTAACCATCCGACCAAATCTCATGTTGTTGTCGCTAAAGAAGGCGATGAAATAAAAACGATTCGCTTTGGACAGCAAGGAGTTTCAGGTTCACCTAAACGCGCTAACGAAAGTAAAGCTGACGCTGCTCGCAGGGCTTCTTTTCAGGCAAGACACGCTGAAAACATAAAGAAGGGAAAGATGAGCGGAGCGTATTGGGCAAATAAAGTTAAGTGGTGATTTTATGTACAACAAAGGCAAGAAAAAGAAGCCGAAAGGCAAGTAGGGATATTAAATGGCTACCTTGATTGTTGAAAACGGCTCTATTATCACTGGTGCTAACACCTATGTGACTCTAGCTGAATACACAGCCTACGCTGAAGGCTTTGGCGTTACGGTTGAAGACACTAATGCTTTCAAAGTACAGCTAATCAAAGCTGCCCAATATATCGCTAGTAAAGAATCGCAGTTAATGGGTGACATGGTAGAGCGTTATCAGCCTCTATCTTATCCACGAAACAATCTGACCGACTTAGATAACTTCAGTTGGCAGAATAACGAAATACCTACACTGGTGAAAAACTGCCAGATGTCGCTCGCACTAGACATACAAGCGGGTGAAGATTTATATAATCTTTCGCAGTCTGGCGCAGTAGGCGTAAAGAGCGAAGAAGTGAAAGGCGCAGTTAAGGTTGAATATGCGGTA